TAATTGGAACTTTGCACCTGTTCCGGATGCAGCGTATCCAGTAGAAATTATATATTACGCAGAAGTGCAGCCATTAGATATAGAAAACCAACAAAACTTGTGGACTGCAATTGCACCACAGGCAATGTTATATGGCACACTATTGCAAGCTCAAGGCTACTTAAAAGCCTTAGACAAATTGCCTGTTTGGAAAAGCTATTATACAGACGCCATTGCAGCGCTTAAGAAAGAAGACAACAGCCGCCGCATTGATCGCAATACTACAGTTCAGGAACCTTAATAATGCCAACCCCAGTCTACACCTCACCGTTTACAGGCACTGTTGTTACTCCAACAGATGTATCCTACTACCCGCTTTCTTTTAGTACAAATCAAACTTTATATTGGCCTGCGACCGTAAATGGACAACAAGTACCTGCTGCTCGTATCATCGACTGTACTCCTACTGCTAGTGGTTTATCTATTGCTCTGCCAGCTGCGAATCAAGGTACCGTTGGCGCGGACATTCTCTTCCGAAATTTGGGTGCATACAGCTTCTTGGTTACTGATAGCACTGGCGGTAATTCTTTTGCAGTTCCTGTAGGCATATCAAAGTATGTTTATTTAACAGATAACTCAACTGCAGCAGGAGTTTGGCGTAATATAACTTTTGCCGCTGGTACTTCTGTTGCAGACGCCGCTTCTTTAGCTGGCGCTGGTCTAACCACCGTTAGTGGTCAGTTAGCAACAACGCAAAACGTTGTTAATATTACATCTTCCCCAACAATTAATAACGCCAGCCGTGCCGCAACATTTGTGTGGGGTGGTGGCGCTGGAACAATTACACTGCCAGTTGGAACTTCACTGTCCACTGGTTGGTTTATTGGGTTTAGAAATAATGGAACTGGGGCTTTAACAATTAATCCACAGTCTCCTTCTTTGTTAAATAGCCTAACAACCATTACAGCAAATCCCGGCGACTCTGGATTTATTTTTTACAATGTATCTACAAACGGATTTTATACCGTTGGATTTACAGCGCCGTCAAACATTACCTTTACAGCTGCAACATACGACGTTGATGCCCTTCCCGGAACAACGTATGACTTAACAGCTTTTGCACCAATTATTCAGACATACATTGCACAATCAAATACCCGTACTGCAACTTTAGCAGTAACACTGCCTGCTATTACGCAGTTGTATGTATTGTCTAATAACACGAACCACACTAACTACAACGTTACATTTCAAAATCAAGGAAGTAGTTCACCCCCTTTAATTTTGTCAGCTGGTAATATTATTACCGTTCTTAGTGATGGCACTAATTTATACTCACTAACACAAGCGTCTTCTGGTTTGTATTACGCAGCTAACGGATCGCAAAGTGTGCCATCGTTTTCATTTAGCTCAGATACTACAACTGGTATGTACTTAGTTGGTACTAGCATTTTGGGATTAACGGCTAATTCAAATCAAATCATGAAGTTAGATAACTCTAACCTTGCGCAACCCTTGGTGACAGTCAATGGACGTTTAACAGCAACCAGCATTAGCGGCGGAACGTTCTAATGGCAGCCGATAATATCGGACAAGATACCTCGCAGTTTACACGAATATATTCCCTAGCAATACCAGCGGGAATTAAACGTGACGGTACTGTCTTTCAAGCTGAAGAATTTACAGACGGCGTATGGTGCCGTTTTCAGCGTGGTGACGCCAAGAAAATAGGCGGTTATCGCACCATATTCCAAAGTCTTGTCGGTATTTATCGTGGTTTGTTTTCACAACCAAACAACGGCATTAACTACATTTTTGCTGGTAATTACAAAGAACTAGATGTATTTACCACAGGAATAACATATAGCTCTGGTAGCGGACCGTATAAAGCCAACATGCTTTTGGGTACCACTTTTGCTACGGTGCTTTCTAACACTACTACCACGTTTACAGTAAAGGGTGATGTAACAACTTTATACCCTGCCACAACGCAGGTTATTTTTGCACAGTCTACCAACCCTACTATTTACACAGTATCGACTTCAGTTTTTGGTGGCACTAATACCGTAGTGACTTTTTCACCAGCGTTTGGTGGTACAGCAACTAAAGCATGGGTTGCTAATTCTATTTTTACACCAGATCCAAAAGCCGGACCGTATCGTTTGCTGTGGCAGTTTGATGCAAACTTTAGCCCGCTTGGTGGCCAATTACAAGTTATAACACACCCCGGATATAATTTAGAAAACATTGACAACGGTGTTGTTAGTCAAGTATTGGTTGGCAATATTACACCAACAACAGCCAATCAATGGAACTTCACTGGACTATCTGATAGCTTAGGACAAAATCCAACATATAAAACTATTTCAGTTGACGGCGGCGCTTGTGTGCTTTATCCGTTCATTTTTGTATATGGATCTAATGGATACATTGCAAACAATAACGTAAGTGCTGTATACAGTGAACAAAACTTTTACGATTGGAATGGTTCATTAGCTAACCAAACCAACGTAGCCAGTTCTAAAATTGTAAAAGGTATGCCAGTTCGCGGCGGTACAAATGCACCGTCAGGATTATTTTGGGCAACCGATAGTCTAATTCGTGTTTCGTTCACTGGCGCAGCGCCACTGTACTGGAGATACGATATTGTTTCAAGCCAAATCTCCATTATGTCATCCTCTTCAGTAGTGGAGATGGATGGCGTATTCTTTTGGATGGGTGTTGACCGTTTTTATCAATACAACGGTCAAGTAAGTGTTTTAGCTAATGATAAGAACGTAAACTGGCTATTTGATAACCTCAACTACCAACAACGTCAAAAAGTATGGGCAACTAAAATACCTCGTTACAATGAGATTTGGTTCTTTTATCCGCGTGGCACAGCAACAGAATGTAATGACGCTATTATTTATAACGTCAAAGATAAACTGTGGTATGACGCAGGTTCTGCGCAAGGTGCTCAACGCTCTTGTGGTTACACTACAGAAGTTTTCCCCACACCAATTTGGGCCGATTCCAATTATGAGCCTATTATTGAAACGCCGCAAACTATCATAGCTCGACCAGCCAGTTTACCAGCGCCAACATCTAGTCAGTTTTATGTAGCTGGTAATCAAACGCCGAGATTTAGCCCCGGTAGTTCAATTACCTTTACACCGACAAATAGCTATCAAGCGACATATACTGTAGCATCAAGTGTTAATACTTATAACACAACCATTGGCACACCGGGCGTTACTTTAGTAACTTGTACTACAGCGTTTTCACCAACTGTAGCGGTAGGTCAATCTGTATATCCAATTGTTGGCGGCTTTAATATTTGGCAACATGAGTTTGGTCAAAACCAAATTAATCTTAATACTGAAGAAGCTATATATTCTAGTATTACTACCAGCGACATTAGCTGGTTGACTGGTAATCCAAGTCAAGAAGCTAACCAAGGTATTAACCGCCGCATGCACTTACGCCGCGTTGAGCCTAACTTCTTACAATCCGGCGTAATGGGTATGACCATTTTAGGACGCAAGTTTGCTGGTGGTCAGAATGAGCAAGACTCAGGACCTTATTACTTTACCCAAGACACTGGTAAGATTGACCTTCGTGTTGAATACCGTTTAATCCGTTTAAAGTTTGTATCAAACGTAATTAATGGTAACTTTGAAATGGGTCGTAATATGATCACCGCTGAGTTTGGTGACGAAAGGCCGTAATGGCATTTCAACAGTTTTTTCCCTGTGTCCCAGATTACATGAGCTGGGAAGACTGGAACGGTAACTTGATTATGTTTTACGGTCAAGAGCCAGTTCCTTACAGCGAAGAAGTATCATGGTCTAGTACAGCTAAAAGCATTGCAGAGCTTCCAACCTTTGCTGCATACCCTGTTCCAGACCCTTCTGAGTATGCAGATTGGCAAACTTGGGCTCGGGACTTTACAGAAATTATCAATGGTCCAAGCCAATAAATAGGGCGAATATAGCCCTATTTTTGCATTATTATAGGTATGGCAATCACGTACCAAGAAGAGCAATTAAAAGACATATTACCAGAGTTTAATACTCTGCTACGTGACCACATGGAAGAAATTAGTGTCACGGGTAAGTTAGGATTTGAGTTTAAACCAGACTATCCGAGATACATAAAACTGCAAGAATTAGGCATATTTGTTGTCATGACTTGCAGGCGAGATAAAGAATTAATTGGGTATATTGTATTTTCAATGGGCGCCCATATTCGATATTTAGATTGTAAATTAGCTAAAGAAGATTTGTACTACATTAAACCAGATAGCAGATTTGGTAGAAATGGTTACAAGTTGTTTACTGAATCTGAAAAATTATTAAAACAACGTGGTGTTAATCAAATTGTTATTAGCACTAAAACGTACCAAGATTACTCTCGCATATTTGAGAGTCTTAATTACGAATTTTTTGAAAAACATTTTACTAAAAAAATATAGATAATGGGAAGCCCCAACCAAGATTATTCCGTACAAGATGCTGCTCCTGCTGAACCGCAAGGTTCAGTAACGGTATCTGCTGCGCCAGCTGATAGCGGTGGTGGGGTTGCTGACCAAAATGCCGTAGCTCAAGCGTATGAACAATATCTAGGTCGAGCCCCTGACGCAGGTGGTCTTGCAACTTGGACAGGACAGGATATTAATTCTGTTATTGCTGGTATCACTGGAAGTCAAGAATACGCAAACCGCAGCGGCGGCGGTGCTCCTGCTGATTTTGAGGGACCTTTGCCGTCACCCGGCGGCGGCGGTGCAACCGATTTAAACGCTCTATACCAACAGTACTTAGGTCGCAATGTAGATCCCTCTGGCGCACAAACTTTTGCGAATATGTCAACGCAAGATGTTACTAATGCTATTTTAGGATCACAAGAATACGCAAACCGTGGCGCAGCTGGTGCCAGTGCTAATACAGGCGGTACAGATATTAATTCTTTGTACCAACAATATTTGAATCGTCCTGCTGATGCAAGTGGATTATCTACTTGGGCTGGACAAAGCCCAGACGCTATTATCGCTGGTATTACTGGTAGTCAAGAATACCAAAATTTACATCCGGGCGCTCCAGCTATTACTGGCCCCGCTGGTGATCCAACTACATGGGAAAAAATTGTAACTGGAACAGATCCATACAACCCAGAGGTTCAATATAGTTATTATAAAGATCCAAAAACTGGAAACCTATATAGCTCTAATGATGAAAATGCCCAGTTAGTAGCCAGTGGAACTGCCCTTAACGACAAAAATATTCAAACTTTAGGTTTACAACCTCAAGAAGCGCAACAGTTGTATGACTTAAAAAAGACAAACCCTGATCAGTATTACAGCCAAGTTGCTACTCAGTTAGGTCAACAAGTTTACGATACCTATAAAACAAACGGCAACTATAGTGACGCATATAACCAGCTTCAAGCTCTTAAAAATGATGCCCCGCAAGAATACTATAAAGCACAACTTGATTTCTTAGGTAAACAAGTTGGCTGGCAAACAGGTCAAAATACTGCCGATAGAGCCGCGCCTATTATAGAAGAAATTAAAAAGTTAGCACCAGCTGCATACCAATCTGGTATCAGCGAAAAAGATATTAATTCAATTATTAACACTGCAGCTACCCAAGCTAACGTTCAAAACCAACAACGCATAGCTAACGAAGCGGCTAATGGTGGTTCTGGATTTAACTTTGGCAAAGACATTATGCCGGGTGTGGCTTTTATTGCTGTAGCTACAGCAGGAGCTTTAAGTGGCGGAGCTGCTTTAGCAATTGGAGAAGCTGTTCTTGGCGAAGGCGCTGCGGGCGCTGCAACTCTAGGCGGCGCTGTTATGGGCGCTGGCTATGGTGCACTATCAGCAGCTGCCATGGGTGGCAATATTGAAAAAGGTGCCATCATAGGTGCTATTGGCGGAGGTGTTGGTGCTGCAGGATCAGAATTAGCAACTGCAACTAATTTAGTTGGTACAGAAACAATTCAAGGTATTGCATCAGCTACAGGTTTATCAGCAGAACAAGTATCTAATATTATTGTTCGTACTGCGGCTTCTACAATTGCTGCCTCAGCTACGGGTGCAGTTAACAGTGGTAATTTTGCTAAAGTATTAGGAACAAGTTTAGCGTCTTCAGCTATTGGAGCATACGCTGGTAACGTAGTAAGCTCTATTGATCCTACAGCATCGCAAGCTGCTATTAACGCAGTGAGCAGTATTGCATCAATTGGTGCTACAACAGTATTAAACGGTGGCAATTTAAAAAATGCATTATTAAGTAATGCACCAAATATCCTTGGTAATGCCGCAGCAACATATAATAGCGAACAAAACCAACAAACTGGAACTACACCATTTGGTACAGAAAATATTGGGTTTACCAGTGGTGGT